CAAAGTGTTGTGTAGATCTGTGGAGTTAATTTATCAGTATCTACATCTGGGTGCTCTTTAATAAACTCTTCGTACGCACTCCAACCAACAACTCTACCCATGTTATATGTTTTGGAGGTTGTTTCGTTTGTATTTGCCAATGCACTCACCTTCTCATAAATAAATGTTTTTCTTCTATCTCTCTTATTAGTGGAACTTAGATACAAGCTTCTTAGATGTCTTAGAAATTCTCATATCAGTTTGAATAACAGCTCCACCGTCATCATATACTGTAAGGTATAAATATTTATCCGATTCCTTTGTAACGCGACACTCGCATTCACGGTCGTTACAGATAACACGGACTTTTTTATTAACTACTCCCTCAGCCATTTGGTCATTCAGCTCTTTACGAAACTTAGCTTCTTTTTCGGCTTTCTTAGCAACGATCTCAGAATATTCTTCTGCTGTAGGCCTTGTAAGCAGTTTATCCGGTGTGTATACTTGCCCGAACGCTTCTATAGGTGATTCTTCATCTACGATTAAAGCTTTTACTTTAACCTCAAAATCATCAAGTGCAGTGTTTAAAGGCATACCTAAAAATCTAATATTGTCGTTATCAGCATCAAGCACTTCAGGTAAGAACTTGTTAATAAGAGTATTTAGATCTACTTTAGTAGCATCATCTAAGAACTCTACATCATACAGAGTCATACCTATACGACTACAGTAAGTTCTATATTTTTCGTACCTCTGTGATAACATTCTGTTAGCTTCCACGATACACATGTAAGCAGCTACTCGCTCTATACCCCATTCCTCATCGATTACGTTTCCGCCAGTAGTTGATGTATATCTGAAATTATAACCTGTTTGTATTAGCTTAGGCAATTATCCCCATCTCCTTTTAAAAAATACTATACTTATATTATAACATAAAATTGCGGTCTAAATTCGAATTTCGTTATTTTCTGAAAATAAAAATAGCAGTACCTCTCGTTGCTTCTGTAAACGATAACTTTATAGTGTATTCGTCTACTAGCTCAAAAGGCACTGCTGTTAATTCATAGTCAAGCAGTAAGAATGCATTTAAGATATCAACCGTGTTCCACACCATAGAACGTATAGTCCAGGTGGTTGCTGGCTCTGTTTGTTGATACTCGAGTTTACCATACTTGTCACACGTACTGTATGGTATTTTTATGGCTTTAGATAGCCTACATGCACCTACTACTTTATAATTCATTGTTGTTCTCCTCTTATCCCTTTAGTGCGTACAAAATACGCATAGTTTCCTCATCGAGATCATTTACGTCATATCCTGGAGGCATAGGTACTGATAGTGTGTTTGCTCGTAATTTCTTCTTTAATTTAGCTGTACCATTAGCTCCTGCAGCGTCACCATCAAGACATAAGATATACCTACGTAAGTGCGTAGAGTTAAGATAATCTATCTGAGTCTGTGAGCCAGTACCTAGTAATGCTACAGCAGGTATTTGATAGCCCCACAGAGTTAAGGCATTTATTACAGATTCTACTAATACTACAGTATGTGCTTTCGGAAATATAGTATTAAATTCATACATACCGTATACTGGCTTATCAACACCAGGAGGATAGCTGTACCATTTAAAGTTTATCTTACGACGTACTACAAAATATACAGCTCCATCTACTGTACGCACTGGAAAAGTAACCGATTCATCTACAGGATCATATCCGCAGTTAAACACTCTTTGTATTATAGGTTTTATATGTCTGTTTTGTAAATAATCACTCTTTTGATCTTGATAAGATAATAGCTCTACTTCCGTAACCTCTGGCTTTTTCATAGGTGTACGTGGTTTTAATTCTACACGACCTCTAAAGTCTGTATAAGATACATCTGATACACTTTGTATAAATGAAACAGCATATTCACTGTCATCTTGTTTGTTGTATACGTGATTTACAAGCTGTAGAATATTACCTTTAGCTCCACAAGCAAAACAATGGAACAATCCATACTTATCACTGAATCTGTTATTACAAATACCGAACGATGGATGTCGCTCATTACCAGAACCATGAAATGGACATTGCGTAACGATATCATCTGTCGTGCGTGACGACATTCTAAAGAACGAGGTGCTACTTTGTAATAACTCGAAAACTGCATCAACGTCTATAGAATGTAGATCTACACGAGTTTGCGGTGTACTACTGTACGACTCTATCTTAGCCATAGAATTGTGGACTTTCCGGTGCTGCACCGTCATCTTGTACAGCACCCTTAGACTGTATATAACCGATATCTGGATTCCACCCGAAATCGAATTTATCACCAGTAGTACCGAATCTAGATTTAGAAACCTCTACACGCATTGTTTCACGCTTTTCATCAGGATACGCAATGGATAATACAATAGAAGCATTAATATTAACACCGTCGGATCCACGTGCAGAGCCAAGACTAGGATTCTTACTAGTATCGGAACCTTCACGATTTGCTTGCTGCGTAACGATTATAGGACAATGTAAATCTGTACTGATAGACATTAAATCTTCAGCAAGATCTGTAGTTAACGCAGCATCCGACTTTTGATGCGCATTAGCACGTTCCGACTCAAGATAACTAATACCATCTAAAAATACAATATCAAGTCGTGCTTGTGATATCCATGTTGCTATTTTTGACGGAGTTATATGTCCTTTAAAATCACGTTTATTACGTACTAAAAAACCTTCTTTTCCTGCTAAAGACTCTACATACGCATTATAAATGCTCATGTCAACAGGCTTACCGCGACGTAAAGCAGAATTTGATAATCCGGATAATATAGTATCTACACGGAATCCGATATCATCTTTACTCATTTCTATACTTATAAAACCGACACGGAAACCGGCTTTCCAAGCTGCAGCACTAAACAGTATAATTAACCAAGTCTTACCCATACCCATACGAGCAAGTACAGACGCAAGTTCACCTCTACGGTTCCAGCCACCTATAAGTTTATCAATTTCAGCAAGCCCTGTCGTTATAAACGCATTCGGATTATTTTTAATTTCCTCATATATAGCTTTACGAGCAGCTGCGTGCTTCATAACATCATAGTCTGTAGCTGTAGGAATAAGTGTTTTTAATGCTTGTATACCTTCGTCTATATACCCGAGTAACTGTATACCGTCATCTATAAACCTACCCTGCCCATCCAGTATAATTTTATTTAACTGCTTGTAGATATAACCTTCTTTTAGCTGGTAAATTAACAGATCGATATCATCTGATACTTCGTTAAGATCTCCGGCTGGAAATCCCGGGAACCTAGACATAAGGTCACCGAGATTTACCATCCCGTTTTCTGTGTACTTGTTTAATACAAATTCTAAATATCTGTAATCTGTTTCAAAAAATGAATATGTACAGATCTCAGATTTTTCAAACTCCTTGATTGTTTCATTATGCATTACCATATTAATGATAATTTGCTGACTTGTCGTCATTCACATAATCCCCCTTACTTTCTCAATTATTTTTTCAATTTGGTAATGTTACTAATACCGAATTTCTAGCTCTTGTTACTGCTGTATATAATGCCGACCTAGTAGCTGTTTTAGACAATACATAAATAACATTATCCCATTCGGAACCTTGACTTAAATGTACTGTTATAGCATACGCAAGTTCTATCTTAGCTGGACGAGCAGCTACTGGAAACAATTCAGGCCTCATAGTACCTGGAAATGCAAAATCACCGAGTTCTGGTGATGTCATAACAATATTATATATTAATCTATCGTCTGAAATATTTTTTATTTTAGTTAAATAACCCTGCGCACCATTAGTCAATACAAACCCATTATCACTTTTTAGATCTTGATTAGTCCTACAAATAATTTTATCACCCACAGCAAATGGATCCTTGAGGTTTCGCATTTGTATATATAATGGACGTATTTTTTGATTTAATTCAGCACGAGATACATTAGTATCAGTAAGCACCTCATCTGCAAATCGTAATTCATCTAATGTAGCGGCTCCATGTCTAACTTGACTAGTACCGAACACTCCTGTAGGAATGCTACCATTTAAAATCTGCTGAGATAACCAGATAACTGGGCTACCCTGAGCTTGTCGTACAATATCCGTAAGATAAAAATCACATTCATTAAAAACAGTTTCGTCGTTTACAGGTTTTAGCTGATGCGGATCACCTACAAGCAATACTGGCTTATTAAATGATAATATATCAGCTAATAAGTGCTCACCTACCATAGATCCTTCATCTATTATAAATAATTTATACTTATGTAACGCATCTGAAGGTAATAATGTATAGGTAACTGCATTTATATCATATATAATAGGTGCTTCTTCTGACGTTAGGGAGGATTCTTCTATTTTATCAGCTGCCATTGAGGTATATATCTGTGAATGTATAGTATGTGACGTGAGTCCTGATTTTATTAAATTATTAGAAGCTTTACCGGTAGGTGTTATTAATAAACAATCATCCATACCCACTTCTTCTGCTATAAGTCGAATTAAATAGCTCTTACCTGAACCTGCAGGTCCACCTAATCTAAATATCTTAGAAGTACCTGTTCTAATCCAAGACATTATACGATGAAATGCGGTATCTTGACTAAGTGTTAACATAAAAATTGCTCCTTATGATTAGCATCACGAGCTATACGATATAATGTCGTACCAGCACATTGTAAGGGCTCAATAGCTATTGTAGTATAAATAGTTAAACCATCACAATATTGCCTAGAATCGTAGATAGCATTAAATAATAGCTCATCTGTTTGTGTCATATAATCAAATATATTATCTACGATTAAACACTTAGCATGCTTAACTTGATACATAACTTTGTTATAATAAGCAGCGTCGTCCTCATTATAGCGATTCATTGTTCTATTAAATCGACAAAGATCATAACCAGATATATAATATCCAACATCGTCTATGTTATAATTATACCGGTACAGATTCAAATAATTCAACATTAACGCTGCTGCACTAGTACTTTTACCGCGTCCGGGTCCATATAAATAGATACTTCCTGTTTTAAATGCCTTCATATTTTCACATATAGACCGGATACTAGGTTTTAAAAACTCCGGATTTACTTTTCGTAAACCTATAGGCAGATTAGACTGTCTTAATAATGACGGCATTCTATCGGAATACTTAAATTTATTGTCCATTAAGTTCTGCCTCCAATACTTTTCTAATTTCTGGGTTATTAACCATTGCATGCCAATACGGATTCTGATAGAAACTCATATTATGTGTATATTCTACATCCTGTTCTTTGGTAAAATATACATGATTCCATTTACGTCTAGTTGCTACTATAAAATAGTAAGCTAACCCTTGTGCATAAATAATGGGTTTACTTTTTACAGTTAGCTTGCGAGCGACAGTGCTTCTACCTTTTCGTTTGCTTGTGTTATTAGGGTTAAACTCAGTACCATCTGGATTTTTTACACAAAATTCAGATAGTAACTCCTGAATACAGTCTTCCCACTCTGCTACACTAAGCTGTGGATTTTTTTGTATCCGCATGTACAGATACTCAGAAACAGCTTCCATCAGATGTGAGTTTGCTGGCAATAGCTTCATAGCTATAGACCAAAAAGGTTCTTGATGTGATTGTGGCATAACATCCACTCCTTTCAAAATTTAGACATTCTAATTATAACATATCTAAAAGTCAAAATTCGAGTATTGGACGGGGATACCAATAATTATTATTTAATACCGACACATTAGCTTCTCCTACACGCATAAATTCACCGGCTCTTGTATATACAATTGTAGTACCGTCTGGATATACAGGTACTCCAAGCATTAATAAATACTCTAAAGGTACTGATACATAACCTGGTATCTGTTTTAACTGCTGATTGCGTATAGCTGTATACTCCATACTTTGTGCTTTATCCCTAGCTACAGCTAAAGGCATTACACATTTAGCTGAGTCAAGCCACTTCTCTGTTATTGTAATACCGTCTGTGCTTATATTATCTATCCACTGTTCTGGCATTCGTTGTACCTGTAACTCTTGTTCTGTAGTACTAGGTTCGTCTATATCCCAAGGTGGTAAATCGTCAACTACAGGTTTATTTTCTACAGATTCTTGTATAGGTTGTTCTGCAGCTACAGGTACTGGCTCCCGTACTGGAGGAGGTAATGCTGAGATCTTAGCTGTTATTTCATCAAGAGCCTGTTGTGCTTTAGGTAACAATATAGTAGTAACTTCTACATATCTGTCAGAGCCTTCCATAGAATTAGGGTTAGCACAATGAGCTCTCCACAGTGCGTCAGCTTCAGCGTTAAGGTTATCGATAGTACCTTTTATAGTACTCTGCTCTCGTATTAATGTATACATTTCTACAGAGTAGTCTATAGGAGTACCGTCTTTCTTATACTGTTCTTCAGCAAGGGCTAATATCTCACCATCAACAGCAGAGCCAAGCATATAAGAATTTGTAGCTTTGGTAGCTGTATTTAACAGATTATTTGAGATATAATTCTCAAGTAGCTGATCAAAGTCTGGAATAGTCGTAGCTTGTGGATTAATAATAACTATAGGTCTGTTAGTATCACCATTCACTTTTAACGCTTCTACAAGCGCTTCTAGAGTTTCTACAGTTACTACAGGATTACCTAAGCAATATACCTTATTTTGTATTTGAAACGTCTGTTCCTGTGATAGATTCATCCGTCTTACCTACAACTTTCCCTATTTTTCTAACACGACTGCGCTTATATTTCTCAAAACAAATATCGCCGAATCCTTTTACTACAGAGTCAGCAT